AAGGCTTTTCGTACCATACAATCCTATCAGGTTGTCCCCATTGAAGGCCATAATTAATAATAGCTTTATTAAGATGCGGATCATTTTTTTGTCCACTAAATCTTTCTGCATGACTTGCAAATTTTATTTCATCATTTTCATGTATCGAAAGTGCGGCGTCATGACTGTTTGCGCTTATTCCCCATGTAATCATATTAATCGTAAATAAATGGATCTCTTTTTCTTAGTTCTTTTAAACGTTTACGGAATTCAATTTCTTCTTTTATTCGATAATATGGATATGTAATCCAGTACCATACAATTTTCAACTTTGCTTTTATCTTATCCATTTTTTAACTCCTAGTTTTATTTTTAAACTGGATTGTTCTTTAGCTTTTATTATAGAATATAGCGTTAGTAATCTACCGTATTTATCTACTGCTTCTGACACATCATTAATATTATTTTCCCAGGGTGGAAAACTTACACACCAATTTAAATCAATAGCTTGATTTATTAATTTTTTTCCTGCGCTGTCTCTGTCAGGAATAACGATAATTTCTTTTTTTAAAGATTGCAGTAATAATATTTGCAAGTTTGATAACTCAGACCCTAATGCACTCACTCCGTTAATATGTAATGCATCAATCGGTCCTTCACATAAAATTACAAAATTATTATTGTCGTATTGTTTATCTAAATTAAAAATATATCCAGGCTGTGATTGTGTTAAGTATTTTGGTTTTATATCAGTAACAGCTCTTGCTGTATATCCTACGATCCTATGATTGTAATAAAAAGGAATGATTAATCTTGATGAATAGCCAGTTTTAGGTGTCCAAAAAAAATCTGTATCATTGAGATGTAAATTACGTTTATAAAGATATTCTAGTACTGGTATAGATTTTATTGGTGCTGATTTAAAATGATTAATGCATGTTGATTCTTCTGGTAACTCTATATCTTTAAATACAGGTAGTTTTATAGATGTTTTGTAGACGTTATTATTATCAATCTGTTTTAGTAAATCTAATGCTAATTGTTTTATAATGTTATCGGGTACTCCGAGCCATTGTAAAAATTTTTTAAATTTTAAAGATAAGTTTCTTCCAGACTGCCAACTACACTTAAACCCGCAATTAAAGCAATGATAACTTACACCGTCTTCTGCATTGATAATTAATCCTCCGCGACTTCTAGTGTCTGCTGCATGTCCGTTGTAAATGCAACACGGAGCATTAAAAGAAGTCCATCCACTAGGTGTCGTTTTTCTTTTAGGTGGTAAGAAGGCAGAAACTACATTAGATACTATTGACATAGTACTATTATAACACAGCTTATTTTTAAAATCAATTTCTAATTAATATTTTTTGGATTGTATCTGTAGGAGAATTTGTTGTTTTAAATCTTAAAAAATTAAAGACGCCATTAAAATTGTATACTACTGGTTCAGTTTCTGTGCCGACAAATGTAATTGTATGCAAGTTTGACCAATTAGTAGATTCGTCTGTGTTATTTTCTAAAGTAGCTTGTAAAACAACATCTCCTGTATAATTATTACTATATATTGCAATGGTATGTAATGCTTCGTTACCATTTATTGCAGGCTGGGCAGATATACTTTCACTATACCACTCGCTATTATTCTCAGTAAAAATACTAACCTCAATAGAGTCTACTGGTCCTGGAAATGCATAATCATCAATAAACAAAGTTGCATTGTTATCAAAATTACTGTCAGCATATGTTAAATGATTGTCGCCTTCTAAATCTGTAAGATATATGTTGTATCGTAAGTATTGTCGTTTGATATCTAATAAATCATTTTCTGTAATAACAATTTCAAACTTACCTTTGACACCATCTTGTATAGTTCCTACTCTTCTTATTACTTGTCGTTTTTCTTCATCAAATGCTACAAAGGTAGGCATATAATCAGTAATATCTATCGGTTTTTGATCTGCATTTAGTATTTGGAACTGTACTTTATTCCCAATACCTCTATATGCTTTGAGTTGTCTTGTATACACTGGCATGTACTCCGTATTGTATCCGCTGTCAGTTGAAATAATGATAAATCTATTGTTTAATAAATATCTGGGTAAATATTGCATAATATTATTTATTAGGAAAGAAGCATTGAATAAATGTTAAGAAAAGAAATAGAAGAAAATTATCCTTTCATATCGTTAATACAATACGGCGGTAAAGAATATGTAGGCATTGTTGTTAATCAAGATCAACATATTACAACTATATTAGATTATTCATTATTGAAAAATTTAGCAGACAAAAAATATTTCCTTAAACTAGGAGAGACGTGGTGGATGGAAAGTAATAGGATGATACCGATTACAATATTTTTACGTGCAGATATCGAATGTTTGCGGTATTGTCTCAAAAATATGAATAGTAAAGATGTTAACATTGTATTAGGCCCAACAGTTAATTTAGGCAATCTACATTTGAAAAGAATTAAGCGTAAAAGTATTCAGATGGTTCGCAAACCTAAAAAATAATCTTCAAAAAAATTCTCCAAAATATTTGTAATCTATATCATAAAATTTTTTAATTTTTTGTCTTTCTTCCTCTGTTGGTATAATTTTTGACACCGCAAAAGAATTTTTATGATAAACAATTGGAATATTTTGTGTATATGAAACTTCTTCTATCAACGGTATAAACTGATCATTTATATTTTGTGTGTTTATAATATGAGTAAAAATTTTTGGATTTAGGCCATATGATTTAGCTTGTGGTTCTGTATGTCTGCATATATCTCTATATTTTGTTCTTATTACTTTAATATTATTAACAAAATAAGAAAAATCTAACACAATATCTTTTACATTATCTTTGTTTCTTTGGACAACTCTGTCTTTATAACAACTTATAAATCTTTCAACTGGATCTCTTACAATTGCTACCCTAATTGGATACTGTGATAGATTATTTGTATTTTTTTGTAATGAAACAATTTTCCAGTTTTTTCTGTTGATTTGATTTGTATCTTTTCTATATTTAAAATTCCCTAAAAATGGAAACCCCATTATGCTGATACATGAACTAGAACCACATTTGTTCGCTACACTTACGCTCAGTTTATTATTATTTTTATAGGTAATTAAATATGTATCATGCATCTTTTAATTTTTCACATATAAGATTCATGTGAACGACTACTGCCATGGCATAAGATATCGCATGGGCTTTTTTAAAGTAGTAATCATTATTATCAGGCTTAATCCATACTTCTTTTAAAATATCTGCCCAGGAGTAATTGAGCAAATATCTTTTTGCAGGACGAATTATTGCTAGTACTGCAGCAAGTTCCTCTATAGATGTTGGTTTTAATTTCTTACAAATAGTATCATGACCTGCAAGGTGGAATAGTTGATCTACAAACTCTTTATGTTCTAGTAAACTCCATATAGGTTCTGTTTCCATTAAACGTAAAAGATGATCTTCATTTTCTATATCTTTATATATTCCTACATTTAAGAAATCAATTTTAAAATAACCTCGTTCTTCTGCTTCTTTATAATTTATAGTTGCTAAATTGTCTAAAGGATTTGTAGGAATTTCTGTAACATAAATTCCTGTATTATGTTTTTTTCCATTCTCTAATTTAGCTATTCTGTGATTTATTAACGATAAAACTTTGTCTCTATCTGCAAAATCGATATCTATATCAGGCATGTTTTGTATACTTTTTTGCTTTTTTATTTGCCATCTTCCATACCAACGGAGAAACACGATCTTTGAATGTTACTCCTTGTAAATGATCCCATTCGTGCAGAAAAACTTTTACACTGTAATCTGTCAAGTGAGTTCTTTTCATTTCTAAGTTTTCATCATAATACTCAACTAAAATTTCTTTAGGTCGTTTTACTTGAGCAAATACATTTGGAAAACTTAAACAACCTTCGAGATCAATCACAATCTCTTCTGTATGTTGCAGAACAGTAGGATTGATTAATAATGAACTATTTTCTTTACTATCTCCCATTACAAATAATTGTGCATCTAGTCCAACTTGATTTGCAGACAATCCAATGCCATTATTAGTTAACATAAATTCTACCATTTCATTTTTTAATTCTACTGGATCAAAATCTATATTGTCAATATCAACATTTGCAACCTTTTTAGAAAGGAATTCATCTGGGTAATATACTAATTTCATGTTTTATTTCTCGTAATTAAAATATTCAAAATCTTTCTTTAATCTTAGATAAACAAATTCTTTTAAATCGTCTGTGTAGTAATCCTCATAATTATCATATGTGCTTTTTGTTAAATGCGGAAATACAGCATCTATATTAAAATGTTCTTTGATTTCATGTTTTAAGTTTTCGAATTTAAAAATTTTGTCAACTAGACATTCACCTTTATCATTTAAAATATAATCTACTTGATTATTCCAAGTACCTCTTGCTCTACCAATATTGTAACCTGTTCGTACAAATTCTGCAAAATCAATTTCATACTTGTTCATTCTTTTCGTCCAATTGTAAAAACTTATTACTCTAGTGTAAGGATTTCTACATACACAAAATTTCCAGGAATTTTCTCCTGAATAATTAGTCGCCGGATGGTGTTGGTTAACAACGCGACTCATATTCGTGCCAGGACCTACAAGACATTCTATTTTATTCTTAGCTAAAAACTTATAAACACTAGTTCCGCCATTCTTTTTAATATGAATAAATCTAATCACAATCTACTTTCTTTAATAATTTGTTTTACTAATTCTAAATCTTTTGCTTGTCTTTTGAATTTTAAGGCCCAATGTTCTGGATCAACAATATGATATATCATCTTTAATTGTTCTTCATTAAATTTGTTCAGTAATTGTTTTCCGCTATTGCTATTTAAAACAATCCAAGGTGAAATTTTTCCATCTTTAATATGAAAGACAGCTCTATTTATACTGACTAAATTAAAGTAATGATTCCATATTGCAGGTGGATTATCTTGTGCCCATTCGGTCATAGTAAGCACACTACGTTCAAGTGCTGTAGTAACATCTTCTTTTTTAATAAGCTCTATTGCATATTTCTCATATAGTTCTTCTTTGCACCATTGTTCAAGTTTAACTCCACTAGTTACTACATAGTCAACATATTTTTCCGGATACAAAGGTTTTACATTATTGAGAAAACTACCAAATTTTACAAAGCTATTATAATAAGGGCTTTTACAAAATTCTTCATATGTTTTATCTTTTTTTGCGCCCATGCTACGTTTGTAAAATTGATTAAATGCATAGAACCCTAATTGTACTCTCTTTTCATTTTTTTGTAAAGCTCTTCGTTTCTTCTCACACATATGAGCAAGAAGAGTTTTTTCTCTTGTGTAACCTGTGTTACAAAAACTACACACATATGGTTTTTCTACAATAGTCAATTTATGTCTCAATTAAATCATAATTTTACTTTTTCAAATCCATGATCTTCAATTAGTAGTGCAAGATCTTTTTTATTGTTTAATTTTATAAAAGTATCTATATCTGAGTCTTTCATTGTAGGGAAAATTTGTTTAAGAAACTTCTTAGCTGTAGCATCGCTTTTGTTATCTTTTTGTTTTAAGCCTTGCCACTTATGAAATTCTATTTTTCCTGTACTGCCACACAAACATAATAATTGCCATTGCAATTCGGGATGCTTTGTAACGAGCATATAATTTTTATTGTAGTATTCATTTGTCTTTAGAACTGCAAGTTCTTGTTTTTCTCTCTTACCAGCTACATTTGATGCATATCTGTTAAGCAGCCAAAAAGAAACACTTTTCTTTTGTTCAGAATCTAGTTCTTTCCAAATAGATTTTGCGTTCATATCTATAGCTGCTAGGATATCTTTAACAGGTATTTTGTTAGTCATAACTAATTATATCATATAAGATTACAAAAATCAATCACTTCGGTCTGCCTTGACACATCTTTTACAAAAAAAGCACACAAAGGATTTTCATCTTCTGTTAAAGGAACTGAAAGTAATTGACCGTTTTTCATCTTAGGAAAGTACCATTTAACATCATTATAAAAATTTGTGACTTTGATAAGACCATATTCTGCTTTATAACTTTTTAATGGATTAAATAAAAAAGCCTCAAATCCTCTGTCATTTAAACTTGTTAAAGGTAAAACTTCTAAATCTTTGCCAGTTCTACTATCACCTACAGCAATGTGCCAATCAACTGGCATTAAAATTTCATTACCATTAATCTCTAACACTATCGCCGGACTACTAAAAGATTCTAAAAAGATTAACGGAATAAAAAAGAAATCAGGATCCGATGGGTCACTATTATCTAGTACACTAAATCTAAAATCTTCTT